AAGATTAGCCGCGCTAGTGATGGCAGCTTGTGTTGCCCCTGTAACTGTTGCTGCTGTTCCGGTGGTGTTTTGGTTCAGCGTGGGGAAAGTGCAGTTTGTAAGTGTACCCGATGCAGGAGTTCCAAGCGCAGGAGTTACCAGCGTTGGACTCGTAGCAAAGACCAATGCGCCGCTGCCTGTCTCGTCCGAAATAACCCCCGCCAACTGCGCGGAGGTTGTAGCTGCCATAACAGAAAGATTGTTTGTAGTGTAAACCCCGTTCGTAACCGTAGCCGCATTACCCGTGCAACTGCCCGACGAACCAGACACATCGCCCGTTACGTCTCCGGTTATATCTCCCACAAAGTCTGTGGAAGTGACGGAAGTAAGTCCGGTCAATGTTGTGTCAAGGTTAAGGGTGATTGCACCGGAGGAGCCTCCACCATTCAAGTTCGTTCCCGCTGTTACACTTTCAATGTCTCCAGCTACAGTCTGCCAAGAGCAAGTCCCGTCACCGTCTTCACGCAGGAACTTTGTTCCCCCGCTTTCCCCCGTGGACTTAACCTCTGTGCCTTCAATATCAACGTAAGCTCCATCTACTGCTGTGCCTTGCCAAACGCCTGTCCCAATAGTCCCAACCGTTACGAGGTTGGCTGCACTGGTAATGGCAGCTTGAGTTGCGCCCGTTACAGTCGCAGCAGTGCCACTCGCATTCCCCGTGACATCACCAGTTAAGTCTCCGGTAACATCTCCAGTTAAGTTGCCAGTTACGTTTCCGGTGACATTGCCCGTGAGTGCGCCAGTAAAAGTGGTTGCAGTAACAGAGTTGTCCTTAACCAAGACACTATCAATAGTTACACCAGCAGCAGATGTGGTTTCTGAAATTGTGTCAGTCGTAATGGACTGACTTGCACTCACAATGATGTTCGTTGAACCAGTAGTGTTGCCAGTAGCAAGCACCTCTGCCAGCGTGTCTGAAGTAGCAACCTGCGCGTCAACGTAAGCAGTGGTGGCAACCTTTGTGGAGTTGTTCCCAGCCGATTGAGTGGTTGCAGTAACTCCATCAGCCAGTGTTCCGGTTGCTGTGACTGCACCTGTTAGATCACCAGTTACATTACCCGTTACATTACCTGTAACCGCACCCGTATGGGTTCCCGCGCTGTCTCCTGTTAAATCTCCGGTAACATCTCCAGTGACATCTCCAGTCACGTTGCCCGTGACATTGCCAGTTACATTGCCCGTAAGTCCTCCAACAAAAGCTGTGGAGGTTACACTTGCTAATCCGGTTATGGTTGTGTCGAGGTTAACGGTTACGGTTCCGCTTGTCCCTCCCCCGTTCAAATTCGTTCCGGCTGTTACGCCAGTAATATCCCCCGTCTCCGGCGTAAACCATTCCAGTGTGCCTGACCCGTCTGAAGTCCTTAAAGCCTGACCACTCCCACCAACAGCAGCAGGGAGGGTAACTGTGTAGGTAGTAGCAGCGGAAGGGGAGGCGATACCGACATATTCCCCTCCGGCATCATCTTCAAGACGAACGTCACTTGAGAAAGTCGACACCCCCGCAACCGAAAGGGTTCCAGTAGACTTAATCTCTCCAGTGCTTAATTGAAGGGCAAAGGTGTTTCCAGCATTGCCATCGGTCAACGCAACTAATGTCGCACCATTGCCTCCACCACTCGGCAGGGCAAGGAGTTGATCGTATGAACTGGCAATTGTGCTTCCCGTTAATGTAGCCATATCTTAAAACCCCCAAGCTCTTTTAATCTGTTTCGTACTAAATTGTGATTTGCGAAGGAAACGTGAGCCATGCCTTTGCTCTAACTGATGGTAGCCGTCCTTCACCTGCTCGGCTTGAGAAGGAATCTTAACTTGATTGCCAACAGAAAAGCATTCATCAGCCAAGACCTTCCCGTACCTAACCCCGTCACGGGTTATGTGGTCTGTCCCTAGAGGAACAATCTCATCAAGGGTCTTACCGTCTTCGGAAGCAAAGGAGTAGATAGGCATTTAATACCCCATCTTTTCATCTGCTTCTTCCGCTGCTGCCAAAAGCTCTGCGCCTTCAACGTCAGCAACGTCAACTTCTTCCTCGGCTTCTTCCTCAGAAACGTGTTCCGCATACTCAATAGGAACGCCACCCGCGCTCACTAGCTCAACGTGAGCCGTACCGTCATCGTTAATTGCAGTCACTTCACCCTCGACTGCCTCAAGCACAATAGCGTCTCCCACTTCAGGAGAAACGCCAGCACCCGCTTCATCTTCAGAGACTAACGCCTCTATCGGTAATTTAATCATTTCACAACCTTCTTTCTTGTCTTTATCGGAATGACCGTGGTGAGGGGGTTTCCCCCCTCCCACGGCAATAATAAGGGTTACTCCACCTTTAGGTTTCATAACTTGATTAACTCTTACGCAGTCGAAGCAGTTTTGCTCCGCATGATGGCGTAGTAGCTGGTGTTCTGCCTCAAGGCAGTCCAGAAGGTCTTGAAACCAGCAGTAATCAGCATATTTAGAGGATCGCTCTTATCTGCTGAATCTGTGATTATCATCTTCGGACTGAATGGAGACTGACTACTTAGCTCCGGTACTCCATAGGCTCCGTCTCCCAAGAACAGGGAAACATGAACGTCAGCAGCATTTCCAGTTCCGCCACCAGCCGCAGCATCATAGATGAAGCGGTCAGCGTCAGTTCCAAGTGCGTCAGCAGTAATGAAGGCGTTGGTCGTGGTTACGAATTTTGCGCCGAATAAACGGCCAACTTCGCCCTTATACAACTCTTCAACATTGCTGTACTGAGAGGCATTCAACCAAGTGCTGTCCTGCATGATGTCGCTCAATACTTGAGGACTTGCAACACAAGCATACATCCCACCGCTGGTGGGTTGTGCTCGGTTAACCTTCAGTTGAGTAACAGCATTCAGTACAGCCGCACCGTCCAGCGTGTTACCGCTAGTAGTAGACTCAAATGTTGAATACTGGCCTCCGCTTGATGTTTGCTTCGTGCCATCGGCATATAGCTCTGTGAGGGAATCGCCGTTATCAAGGTTGGTTGCTGGGTTAGTGGAATAGCCACCTTCCATCGCAGTTGCCCCTGAGTTCACGTTGTCTCCCACATTGGAACCAACCAATATGTTACGAGTGATGTTATCCATATCAATCGCAGCGTCTTGCCCGTTAATCTTAACACTCTGTTGCAGCGAATTAAATAAATCCGTTGCATTCAGAACGTCAGATAACTTCACAATCTGACCACGTTGAATGAGCGTCTTGCTGATCTTTGTCAGCGCGATTGCTCTTTCTCCCACAGAAGAAGCATCTCCTTCAGTGAGTGTGTTGATGTCAGTTGCCTTGGGAGTATCCCAACGAAACATTGATATTGCTTTATGACCCGACTTCGCAGGAAGTGGGGCTTTAGAGCCGAACTGGTCTAGTACCAGTGCTTGAACAGCATAGGTCAGTAATTTCTTACTGAAATAATTTTGGTACTGGTTTGCCAGTGCGGCATCGGTAGTGACATTAGTTGCCATTTTATTATACCTTCCTGTCAGTGTTAAGCGTCATCAAAGTTCATTGCCGCCTTTAGGAGATGAGCTTCCTGTTCCTTTTCGGACAGGTCATCAAATCTCCGGCCACCGTCAACCTTTTCACTTGTGAATCCACCGCTCACTGACATTTTCTTTTCCAGTTTGTTTAGTTTATTGGTTAGTTCTTCCACTTGAGTTTCACTCTGTTCAGCACCAGCAGCCTTCATTTGCAGTTGAGCAATTTCAACAGCCTTCTCCAAGCCCACAGCGTTAGCCATGCTTGGGTGCTGCTGGAGGATTGCATTCGCCCTCTGAGTCAACTCCGAGTCCGGCTTCTGAAGTTCAGAATGCTTCTGCATGAGTTCTTGCCTCTTGCCTTCAAACGCATTCCAGTTCTTCTTAGCCTGACGTTCCTGCTGAGATTTCTCGCCCTCAGAGCGAACCTCATTGGCTCTCTCGACGGCATCGGAAGCGAGATCATCATCACCCTCTTCCTTCAGTCTCTTAGCAGCGTTGTCGTAGTCTTCAGCAGTGAAGCCCTTCTCATCTCGGTAAGCTTTCCCCTCATCCAAGTCGCCTTGACGACTCTTGAGTTCCTCGGCTGACCTAAGTAGTTCTTCACGTTGGCGTTTAATCTCTTCTTTCTCAGCATTAATCTGCTTCCAAGAAGAGGCTTTACGCTCCTCGTTCTTCGCCCACTTGCTCTTTTTCGGCTGCTCCTGTGCTTCAGGAGTTTCACCTTCTGTCAATGAACTAACCTGTTCATCAGCATTATCCTCGGTACTGTGCAGTACCTCAGAATCCGGTTCCTTAACCACTTCTTCTTCTGCGGCTTCTGGAGGAGATTCATCTTGAACTTCCTCTTTCGGTTCTTCCGTCCGTATTACTACTTCCGGCGTTTCACCCGCTTCCACAGCAGCGTCATACTGCTTGGCTACGGCCAACATCTGATCGTCGGTTACTTCGACGGATTCTTCTGACATAATGCTTACCTATTAGTGCTTATCCTCGTCCAAAGAGCGCACCTAACTCCTTAGCCGTTGCTGCGGGGTTTTTACTCGTCTGATAATCAACCCCAAACATATCAGACGTAAATTCTTCCGGCTCCTCGATTTCTCTTGCCAGAGCCTCAACAGTGTGAACCGTTGTTCTCACACCATTCGCGAACCCTGCATTAAATTCAAGCTCTTTTTTACTGGACACTGCCTGCTGGTTCTGCTTGAGAACCATATTCAGTAGTATCATGCGGAACCTTTTCCCTTCTACTGTGACGAGAAACTTCCGTAAAGCATTCGATTCACTGACTCCCCACTCCGGTTCTCCAACCCACGGAATCTGGTTGGACATCTTCCAAGCAATACGAATAAACCTAATAATCCTGCTCATTTTCATTAAGGTGCTGACTTAGGGAGGGGTAAATAGCTCGGCTCCTTGGCTTTCTGCCATTTCCTTTGCACGGGGTGCTCAGGTCTGTTAAGCCAAGTTGTCCAAATCTTATTCTTCTCCTCTTTATTTTTTGCTTCTTCCATCCGCTTATACATAGCTTCGGCTTCAACTTGATCACGCTCGATAAACTGTTCAAATTCTTTTTGTA